CCTCATCTGGTGGCCCAACGCGAGTTGGAGAGCCACTGAAACATCGGCTGGGATGCTGATGCCACGATCGGTCTTAGCGTTCTTGGTAACGCTGGTCCAACGGTCCCACTCACAGACCACAAGGATCTGGTCGAGGTCTATACACTGGATTGTGTCGCCGGGGAGCATTGCGTAAAGCCACGTGGGCTCACGCGAAAGCAGCTCTTTGGCAAGACCTAAGGCGCGGGCGTTGACTTTCGGTTGAGGGAACCTCATCTTGTTTTCCACCGTTGCCCACTTCCGTGGGATCGACAGGGTACTATGAGGCCCGAAACGCCAGTTCTGCCAAAATGCATCTACATCAAATCGCCCCAGAATTTCACCGATTTTACATGACGCGGTCTCAATGACACGCGCCACGGCCGGGTTATCCGGCGCGGTGAGGAGGCGATCGTTTGTTTCAGCGTTAAGCTGCTCGTCAGCCAGGAAGGCCTCATAAGCAGCCATGGCAGTGTCAATGCCCGTGTCCAGCTCAGGGGATTTCCGTATCACCTCTTTGAGGAGGTATAGGTCCCTGAAATTTGAAGCTGAACGGGAGGGCATCCCATGAGATATCGCGGACATCGTCAACTCGCGAGGAGTCAACGACGGGTCCACTGGGCCCAGAAGGGCTTCGTGGAGTCGTTGGTAGAGCTCTAGGGGTTTGACGCCGACGTAGGCCCAAGATCGATCTTGAGGCATTTTGTACCACCTTTAGGAGGAAAGCCGCAACAATTGCAGACATGTGGACTAGACCATAGACTTGGAGCTCGCGCTCCTTATCGGTGATCATCACCAAACGAACTCGTCTTTCTCGGCAATATCGCCGAAGATCGATGAGAGCAACGCGTTAGCGTGCATCGCCACAAGGACGTTCACTTGGGTCGGAGTCCAGGAGTATGGAATAAGGAAGCGGGTGCTCCCCGTACCAAAGTCCAGAACCACGACTTTGTCCACGCCGTTAACCGTCTCAGTGACGGCGTTCGGCTGTTTAAGCGTCAGGGACGCCTCGCGAACCGCCTTGCCAGCCTTTCGGCTAACTTGGAGGGTATCACGTGCAATGTGTGCCGCGACCGTCAGGTCTTGGTACATCGCCTTCGTTCCCTCTCCGGAAATACCGGATGGGGACAACGTGTGGTCAG